TTACGGGCGTTTATTGAGGAATTTGCTGGAAATTGCCGATTCATCTTCACCTGCAACTATAAAAATAAAATCATCGAACCCCTCCACTCTCGATGTGCAGTTGTCGAGTTTGGCATCAAAGGAAAAGAAAAAGCCCAGTTGGCAGGACTCTTCTTCAAGCGTTTACAAGACATCTTGGATGCGGAAAGTGTACAATACGATCCTAAAGTCCTTGCAGAATTAATCAATAAACATTTTCCTGATTGGAGACGAGTTCTTAATGAATGTCAACGATATTCTGTAAGTGGTGAAATCGATTCGGGAATTCTTGCATCTTTCACGGATATTTCTGTAAATGAACTTGTTAAAAATCTTAAAACCAAAAACTTTACTGAAGTACGAAAGTGGGTGGTCGGGAACTTGGACAACGATGCTTCTAGTTTACTTCGCAGGATTTATGACACCGCTTATGATTGCCTTTCACCCCAATCTATTCCCGCTGCCGTTCTTATTATTGCTAAGTATCAATACCAATGTGCGTTCGTGGCTGATCAGGAAATTAACCTTTTAGCAGCACTGACTGAAATTATGGTTGAATGCGAATTTCTTTAAGGTCTGTATTTTTCTAATTTGGAACCATAAGTTGTTATTAAGTAATAACTATCTCCAGTTATTTTCATACATTCTTTGATTGAATTGTATACAATCCCTTTGTAATTTATTTTCCAAACTTTTCCATATGACTTTCCTTTTCTAATTTTTCTAAATTTTTCTTTTGTTTCTTCCGTAAAACAATTCTTTTTTCCTTTATTCCAAGGTTCTTTTGGTCTTATAGACTTCATATGTTCTTCGGATTGTTCTCTCAATACCTGATACATTGCTCCATTTTTAACTTCTCTTGAATGACTCATATTCCAAACTGCAAAATACATTTTTCTTTTTGCTGCTCCCGAAGTCATTTTAAATAAAAGTAAATGAAGAACATAATGAACTCTTGGAGAAACTTTAACCAAATTGGTTTCTACATCCTGACCTCCAAGACTTTTTGGAATAATATGGTGTTTTTCAGTAAAAACATTTTTATCATAAACTGAATATTTTTTGATTATTTCGTAATACCATTTTGTATATTTTGTATTGGAGAACATTTTGTTATGACTACTATAAATATTTATAAAGAATGTGAGTTTGAGTGTGAGTTAAAATGAGAAATCCTTATAAACTAATTTTGAGTAATGCTAAAGGTGCTCAAAATGGATGGAATAAGAAACATCAAAAAGTTGGCATCAATCGCAGAGTAAAAGAATTTACTATTACCTGGCAAGATGTTGAAAGAGTATTTTTAGAACAAAATGGTAAAAGTAAATGGTTGGGAATTCCTATTGACGCTAATGATGTTTTCAGGAAACATTACCCACTATCTCCAAGTTTAGACCGTTTGGATAATGATAAAGATTACACACCAGATAACATTTGCATTAGTACAAGATTTGAAAACTATGGATTCAATAAGTGTGATGAAGATGTAAAAAATGAGTGTGTTAAAAAAATTCTGGAGTGTGAGTTTCAATGAGTTATAAAAATTTAAGAGATATTCCAGTTAAAACAACTCCAGAAAATGTAAAAGAGGCAAATGAAGGTCTCTTTCGTTCTAAAATGACTCTTCCTGCTGCAGCAAAACATTGTGGTATGACGCAGAAAGAAATGAAACTTACTTTTTTTGAATATTTGAAGTACAACAAACCTGATTATGATAAATAAAAATTTTCAAAACTTAACTAAAAAGCAGCAAGAAAGAATTGTAGATTATGCTGAAGTTATATTTACCGATTTAAGAGCTCAAAAAGATAATTGGAATAGGAAAAGAAATAATAAACATACTTGTAGAGCAGTTACACATCGTAATTATGATGGAATTCATACGTTGTCTACTCCTTCTGGTTTAGTGAGTAAAGAAGCAGTTGAAAAAAAAAGAAAAGATTCAAAGTTTGTATTTACAAAAGATCATGCATATCGACCTCAATTTATGATGCAAATGTTTATGGATAATCCTGAGGTTTTTTTAACTGATTTTAATGTATTTTTAGAGTATATTATTCTCGCATCAACCACTATACTTATTACTCCCGAAGAAAACAACAAGTTAAAAAGTTTTACAAAAAATAAAAACGGAGAAATACTAATTAAAGTACCTACTGATAAAATATATCAGGAAGCGGGTATAGAATTATTTGAAACTCAGTCTGGTAGAGGATGGTATAAGAGAGATTTAAAATCTGCTGATAATTATTTGCCTACTCCAGATGTTTATCTTGAATATGAAAAAAAGTTTTTGGTAGTTTAATATGTTATCTAATGACAATGCTATTTGGGCCGCAGATCAATTTATTCAGTACTATTCTAATTTCAATCGAATTGACGATTATCTTAGATATGTAAAGGGAAGCAGAATGTCGAATTCTTCTGGAAAACTTTTTGGTCCAGAGGATGAAATATTCTCAAATTTTGATGTGCATCCAAATGAGATGTCATTCACAATTCATGAAGTGGATACTAATCCCAAACCAAAATCAAAGTATAATCAAGATCTTTATTCTGAAATTTTAAATGAGACGGCATCAAATGCAATTGAAGAAGCAATTCCTGGTAGAACCGTAAAATGGATAGTTGTTGAAAATACAACTAAAAAGATTATTGGGGTTGTTAGATTTGGATCTCCTACTATTAATTCCAAACCAAGAAATGATTACTTTGGTGAAGTTTTACCATTGTCAGTCATCAATGAACAATTTGTTATGGGATTTAATATTGTTCCCGTTCAACCATTTGGTTACAACTATCTTGGTGGAAAACTTCTTGCCCTCTTGGCATCATCAAATAAACTAAAAAGAGATTTTGATGAAAAATATGGAACAGATCTAAAATATTTTGAAACAACTTCATTGTATGGAACGACCAAAGGAGTTTCTATGTATGACGGTCTCAAACCTTATATTCGTCATATAGGAGACACTGAAAGTAAATTCTTGCCATTGTTTCATGATGATTATTTTAGAGAAATGTTTTGGTGGTTTAATGACAATGCAAATGGTGGGGAAAGATTGATCTCTGCAGATAAATCTTCTAAAAAATTAAAGATCCAAGTCAAAATGATTTCTATCATTAAAAAATCTCTTAATGATAAAAACAAACTTGATGAATTTAATGCGTGTATTGAAAAAGCAAAATCTTTGACTGAAAAGAAAAGATTTTATATTTCAAAGTTTGGTTATGAACCAGAAGAAGTTATTGAGTGGTGGAAAAAGAAAGCAACCAAAAGATACGAAAAACTTAAATCTGAAGGTACTCTTAGAACCGAATTGGAATTGTGGAAACCTGGATGTGATTTGGAAATTATTCGATGACATATGAACTTAAAGATTGGTTAAATTCTATTAATCAAACAAAAAAGAATATCATAGATGAAGATCCATCTTCGGAAAAAGAATATAATCCTTATGTGATCAATCGTTGTCTTTCTGGTCATGTTGATTGTCTAATGTTTTCTAATGAAATGAATAGATATCATTTCTTACCTAAAAAACTTCAGTATGACTTTTTTATAAATATTGTCAGAACTAAGAAGAGATTTTCTCCTTGGCTCCGTAAGGATACAATCAAAGATCTTGATTATGTCAAGCGTTATTATGGTTATAGTAACGAAAAGGCAAAACAAGCTTTGAAAATCTTAACAAAAGAACAAATTAACTTTATTAAATCTAAATTTGAAACTGGAGGATTAAAATGAGCGTTGTAAAAGAACCTATTGTGAATTGGACGCCAAGTCAAATGGTAGAGGTGACATTGGGAGAACCTGATGATTTTCTCAAGGTTCGTGAAACTTTGACTCGTATCGGAGTTGCATCTCGCAAGGAAAAGAAACTCTATCAGAGTTGCCATATTTTACACAAACAAGGTAGATATTATCTTGTTCACTTTAAAGAACTGTTTGCTCTTGATGGCAAACATGCAAATTTAACTGTGAATGATATTCAGCGTAGAAACCGCATTGCACAGTTAGTTGCAGATTGGGGATTGGTTACGATTGTAGATGCCGATCAAATTTCTGATATTGCACCACTTAATCAAATTAAAGTTCTTTCTTATAAAGAAAAGGATGAGTGGATTTTGGAGACCAAATACAATATTGGAAAGAAAAAATCGGTAGAGGAAACCGAATGATTTTATAGGGAGATCAACATCTCCCTTTTTTAATGTTTTTCAATATATAATAGTGATGGTTGAGAGGTTCTAGAACTCTCACCATACACCAAAACGGAGTCTTTGGATCCGTAATTTAACTAAACACTCGCTTATTTAAGGAGAAAGTAAAATGACTAATCTTATGAGATATACTGCAGCAGATCTTCCTGCTTTAATGGATAGAATCACTCGTAACAGTATTGGAATGGACGAATATTTTGATCGTCTATTTAAACTACATGAAACTTCTGCAAATTATCCTCCGTATAATCTAGTTCAACTAAGCAATGTAGAGTCGCGTTTAGAAATTGCACTTGCTGGATTTAAAAAGGAGGAAGTTCATGTATACACGGAGTATGGAAAACTTTTTGTCGAAGGACAAAAGGAGGATAGAGAATCTGATGCCAACTACGTCCATAAGGGATTGGCTCAACGATCTTTCAAGAGGGCGTGGACTCTCTCCGACGATACGGAAGTACGAGATGTTACCATTGATAATGGACTATTAACAATTGTTCTTGGTAAAATAGTTCCTGAGCATCATACCCGTAAAGATTATCTATAAATACGGGTAAACGAAAAAATAATAATGAAGACTTATAAAACTTTTATTGAAGGTACACTTAAAAGAAAAAATAATAAAAACACTAAAGTTAAAGAACATGAGTTAAATCCAGAATTTCATGAATTTACTTCTTCAGATAATGAAACCTTAAATTCTATGGATAATAGTCCCTCTTAATAAATATAATAAAAAACATGAAAACTTTTACAGAATTCATGCAAACTTTAAATGAAAAGTTGGGGGACTTTGGAGCATCTGCTACTTATAAAAAACCAAAAGAGCAGTGTTACGGAAGAATGCAATACTATGCTATGCTTAAGAAAAAGGTTTGTGCATACAAGAGAAAAAGGGAATAATCATGAAATCTTTAACTGAGTTTTTAGAAGAGGTTTATAAGTCTTCTAAAAAAAATAAAAAAGCAAAAAATCAATCAAATTATAATGATGATAGTAGTGAAGATGATGACGATGATAGTGATGATTTAGGTGATGATGATGTTGACACTTCTTGTTAATAAATATTGTAGGGCTACTTCCTAATTATCGTCGCGCACAATCAAAAGAGGGGAACTGGCAAAATCCAGTTGACACCCCTCTTTTTTACTGGTATAATACGTATAGAATTTGGATAGGTATGTCTGTTAAAATTTTACTTTTGAAGTCTGGTGAGACTTTAATTTGTGATGTTAAAGAAATGATAGAAAAGGATGATCTTCTGAGCAAGGAAAAGGTTTGGGGATATTTGCTAACAGAACCATTTAGAGTTAATATTCAACAACCTGTTTTTCTCACCGAAGAATCTAAACAGTCTAAAAATCCTATTGAAGTTGTTTTTTCACCATGGATCGTTTTGACAAACGATAAAAAAATGTTAGTTCCTTTTGATTGGATCGTAACTATAGTAGATCCAATTAAAGAAGTTAAAGAAATGTATGAGGAGAAAGTAAATGAGCAAAACAGTAAAGTGTCTTTTACTGAAAGTTGACACAGTAATTGTTACAGAAATTGAAGAGGTTTATGCCGAATTAGGCGATCCAAATTGTAAACTTATTAATCCTTATGAGTTTACATCTGATAAAAAAATGATTCCTTGGCCAGAAGTTACTGACCAAAGAGAAATGATGATTCATTCTGATAGTATTCTTACTATTGTTGACCCTTCCCCTGAAATTATTAAACAGTATCTTGAATTAACTGCATAATGAGATTTTACACTAATGTCCAAATGGTCGGAGATAATTTTCTTGTTAGGGGTTATGAAAATGGAAAACATTTCATGACCAGAGAGAAATTTTCTCCGACTCTTTTTGTCCCTTCAAAAACTCAAACTAAATATCAAACTTTAAATGGAGAGTTTGTTGAAAAAATTCAACCAGGATATGTTAGAGATTGTAGAGAATTTTATAAAAGATACGATGGTGTAGAAGGATTTAAAATTTATGGAAATGATAGGTATATCTATCAATATATTTCAGAAAAATATCCTGAGGAAGAATTAAAGTTTGATATTAGTAAAATTAAACTCACTACTTTGGACATTGAGGTTGCTTCTGAAAATGGATTCCCTGATGTGGAATCTGCTGCAGAAGAAGTACTTTTGATTACAATTCAAGATTACAATTCAAAAAAAATTCGTACATGGGGATTGGGACCTTTTCAAAATAAACAATCTAATGTAGTTTACAAGTCTTTTAATACTGAAAGAGATTTGTTAAATGATTTTATTAACTGGTGGATGGTTGAAGAGAATACTCCAGAAGTTGTTACTGGATGGAATAGCAAATTATATGATATTCCATATTTGGTTCGTAGACTTGATCGCATTCTGGGCGAAAAGTTAATGAAACGTATGTCGCCATGGGGTCTAGTAACTGAAGATGAGGTTTATATTTCTGGACGTAAAAATCTTTGTTATGATATCGGTGGAATTTCTCAACTCGATTATCTTGATCTTTATAAGAAGTTTACTTATAAAGCCCAGGAATCTTATCGATTAGATTATATTGCCGAAGTCGAACTGGGACAGAAAAAACTTGACCACTCTGAGTTTGATACTTTTAAAGACTTTTACACAAAAGGATGGCAAAAATTTGTAGAGTATAACATTAAAGACGTAGAACTTGTTGACCGTATGGAAGACAAGATGAAACTGATTGAACTTGCTCTTACAATGGCATATGATGCTAAAGCGAACTATGAAGATGTTTTTTCTCAAGTTCGCATGTGGGATACAATTATCTACAACTATCTCAAAAAAAGAAATATTGTAATTCCACCAAAGGAACGTTCTGCAAAGGATGAAAAATATGAAGGTGCATATGTAAAAGAACCTATTCCAGGAATATACGATTGGGTAGTGAGTTTTGACCTCAATTCACTTTATCCACATCTTATTATGCAGTATAATATCTCTCCAGAAACGCTTTTGGAAGAGAGGCATCCGTCTGTAACTATTGATAAGATTTTAAATAAAAATCTTACATTTGAACTTTACAAAGATCATGCAGTATGTGCTAATGGTGCAATGTATCGTAAAGATATTCGTGGATTTCTTCCAGAATTGATGGAGAAAATTTATAATGAACGTGTAATCTTTAAAAAGAAAATGCTTGCGGCAGAGCAAGAATATGAAAAGACTAAAAACAAAGAATTAGTCAAAGAAATTGCTAGGTGCAACAACATCCAAATGGCAAGAAAGATTCAACTTAACTCTGCTTATGGTGCTATCGGTAACCAGTATTTTCGTTACTATAAGTTGGCAAATGCAGAAGCAATTACTCTTTCTGGTCAGGTTTCTATTCAGTGGATTATGAATAAGATGAATTCTTATTTAAACAAAATTCTTAAAACTGGAAATGTAGATTATGTTATTGCTTCAGATACTGATTCTCTTTATATTAATATGGGTCCTCTGGTTAACAGTGTATTCAAGGGAAGAGAGAAAACTACTCAAGGCATTGTTTCGTTCCTTGATAAGGTCTGTCAAGTGGAATTTGAAAAGTATATT